GTGAACATTATCTACCAGCTAAAGAAAAAGAAAAGACTGGTACTACAATTACAGCTTATGATGGATATAAGTATGATTTTGGTATGGGTCAGCTTGGTTCCTCTATGGCTGCTTGGTGCGGATATCGTCTTGGTGATCCAAAGGAATATGGTTATCGTATGGAATATACAGTAATTGAATCATTCCTATTATCCTTGCCTGTTATTAGTAGACACTTTGCTGAAAACGCAGTATCGCCTGAAGGTAAAAAGTGGGGTGAATATTATGGTCCACTTATCTCAGAAGCTACCAAGGAAGAAGAGCTAGCAGCTGAATTAAAACGTATTGCTGATAATCCTGAAGAATGGAAAGCCCGTACCAAAGCATGCCGTGAAATTGCTTATAAGTTTAATGATATTGAAGTTCTTGGTCCAAAATTCTTAGATTTTGTATTGACAAAAGGCAAAAGACATGATAAGATAGATTTTATAGATAGGATTTCAAGTTACTTCCCAAGTGCTCGTGAACGTCGCGAAAACGGAGAAATTATTATTTCAACTCCTGGAAGTGTTCTACTTGAAAAGCCTTTCACTCTTGTTGATGGAAGACAAAATGAAATTAAAGAACCCAAGCAAGTTGGTGCTACAATTGAAGGATTTTTCTAATGTATCATAAACGTATCGTTGTAGACTTTGACGACACCTTAGCGTTCCATGAAAACAGAAATTTTGATGACGCCGTTCCTAATGATGATTTGATTAAAAAGACAAATCAGTTATTTGATGAAGGATGGCAAATTGATATTTTTACTGCTCGTGGATCTATTTCATGTAAAACGCGTGAAGAAGCACGCCTTAAGTATGAAGCTGGTATTGTAGCCTGGCTTGATAAGTATGATGTTCAATATAATTCGCTTTCATTTGATAAACCATTGGCAGCTTACTATATTGATGATAAGGGTATTACTCCTGAAGCTTTTCTTGATGTTGATATTCGAGAGCTTGAAGGTGGTTTGTCTGGAACAGAAATCTTTACTGATGGTAAAGTTGTACATAAACAAGATCCAAATGCTCATGATACTAACACTTGGTTTAATGAAGCATTCTTTGTTGGTATTAATGTTCCAATAATTCATCGTATTGTTGGTGAAACTATTACTATGGATTATATCGATCATGACGAACAATTCTTTATGAAAGATTTCCATGTTGCTTTGGGTATGATCCAAACACAACTTCAAAGAATGAAAGGCCTTGAAGCATTAGATGAACTAAAATATCAATCGTATATCAATCGCATTAAAGACCATGCGGTAGCTTCAGGCCAAGTAGAATTAATTAATAATGCCGACGTATTGGAAACGTTTGATTTAAAAAGATCGTTTTCGCACGGTGATTTTGGCATTAAGAATATGTTATTTAAAGATCATGAGCTATATTTGATTGATCCAATTTGTAATGTATTTGGCTGTACTGAACTTGACGTAGCAAAGTTCTGTGCTAGTTTGTATATCAACCAATATCATAAAGAGTATATTCTAAAATCTATTGATATCTTGGCTGCCGCAAACGATATAAATAAACCTATGTTACTAGCACTTATACGTGCTGAAATCACGCGCGTATATAAGTACCATCCTGACAAATCTTTTATTATGGAATGTTTTGAAAATGTTTACTAACAAATCTGAAATCGCGAGAAAAGTTGGAAAGCCGGTTGATGAAATCCGGATTGGATTTACCTGTTCAACTTTTGATATGCTGCACGCTGGCCATATTGTAATGTTACAAGAGTCTAAAGAGCAGTGCGATTATCTTATTTGTGGTTTACTAACCGATCCAACTATAGATCGACCTGAAACCAAAAACAAACCAGTACAAACTCCGTTTGAGCGTTATGTTCAATTGGCAGGGTGCCGGTTTGTTGACGAAGTAATTCCATTTAATACCGAACAAGAACTTGTCGATATGATTTTGACTATTCAACCACATATTAGAATTGTGGGAGAAGAGTATAAAGGTACGGATCATACAGGTGTTGGTTTATGCCCAATATATTATAACAAACGCAAGCATTCTTTTTCGTCGTCGGACTTGAGAAATCGCGTTATCGAATCCTCGAAAGGTAACAAATGACCATTACTCATGCATCTATAGTTCCACTTATTGGAGGTGAAACCATTGGCTCGGCAAATGCCTTTGGTGCACCTCCAATTCATTTTATGTCGTACGAGGCTTTTGCTGCTAATGACAGTCACATTTTAAATTACTACGATAATCAAATTCCTTATTATGTTTTAGATAAAGATATGGCACCACCATTAAATGAAAGAGCTGATGTTGTATCTTCAGTTTGTCCATGCGCTGGATTATCAACCATGTCGATGGGTTATGGTGACGACAATCCAAACAATCAATGGATGAAAGAAACGGCTAATTATATCCTTGGCGAATATAAACCAAAAGTATTTTGGGGAGAGAATGCTCCAGGATTTGCTGGTAAAATTGGTAAAACAGTTCGTGAAGAATTGAGAAGCATTGGTAAGAAAAACGGATATACAATGTCTGTATATAGAACTAAATCCCTATTACATGGATCGCCGCAGGTTCGTGAGAGATCATTCTATTTTTTCTGGAAAGGTAATAGAACACCGCTTCTAGGTTACTTCAATAAACCTCATACACCCATTGAAGAAGTAATCCGTGGAGTTAAATCTAACTTCCAAACTGATGTAATCAATCATAAAAAGAAACCAACAGACAATCCATACTATAAGTTCATCTTAGAACATATTCATGGTGGACGTTCTCATAAAGAACACGCGGCTTTGATTGAACCAACATCAGCTCGTGGTGCTTGTGTTTATAGTTATATTGAACAGCAAGGCTATAGTTATTTACAAGTAGCTGATTGGATGGCTGAAAACGGATATGAACGTGAAGTAGAAAAGTGTAAATACAAACATGCTAAACTTGAATCAGGTAAAAGCATTATGCGACGTGGTGTAACAATTCCAAAAGATCGTATTGGAGCCTTTGTTGGTCATTATCCTTTAATGCTTGCACATCCTGATGAAGATCGCTTTATTAATTATCGTGAAGCTATGACAATCATGGGATTGCCTGAAGATTTTGAGTTAGTAAATGCTAACCCAAAAAATGCTAATCATATTTGTCAGAATGTTCCAGTACAAACTGCGACTGACATGGCAACTGAAGTTAAAAAATATTTGAATAATGAGTTAATAACCGTTGACACGGACTACATTATGCAGTATAATCATAGACAAGAAGCGCAATACACCGAACGCGGTGCAACTTTAGAGGCATTTTTATGAGTACGCATTTTATTATTGATTTTGAAACTATTGGGCAATGCGCTCGAGAAGTACCAGCAATTGATTGCTCGTATACTACTTTTGAGTGGGAACGATTTACTGAAAATCCATATTCTTTTAAAGAATTAGTACTTGGCATGGAACAAGCTAAGTTTGATATTAAAGATCAAATTGTTAATCATGGATGCAAATATAATGAACGCGATTTGCAATGGTGGTTAGATCAACCGCCGGCTCTACGTCAAAATATGAAACCATCGGCAGATGATCTTAACGCAGCTCAATTTATAGAAAAACTAATTACATATTTGCGGCTTTCCGAGGTTGATTGTTGGTGGTCACGGTCAAATTCATTCGATCCAGTAATTTTAGAACGTATTGCTCAGAATGCGGGAAAAGCATCGTTGCTTGGTGATTATCTCAAGTGGTGGCTAGTGCGCGACACTCGAACATTTATTGATGCAAAGTTTGATTTTAATGTACCAGGCGGAAAGAACGCGTTTATTCCTGTGTCTAATATAGAAAAGTGGGAATACAATTTTAAACCACACGATAGTAAACATGATGTTGCGGCGGATATTCTACGGTTGCAAGCCATCGCAAGAGCAGAAGCAGATTTGGAGCAAGTTGAAATATGAGTAAAATAGAAATATCAATCGAGAAACTAAGAGAGTATAAAATCTTTGTTGGAACTCCGATGTATGGTGGCCAATGCTCTGGTTCATACACTAAGTCTTGTACTGACTTAGCTATGGTTTGCGCAGCAAATGGTATTACCGTTAGGTTTTACTACCTATTTAATGAGAGCTTAATTCAAAGAGCTCGTAACTATATTGTTGACGAGTTTCTTAGATCTGATTGTACACACCTTTTGTTTATTGACGCAGACATTGGTTTTAATCCAAAGGATGTGTTTGGTCTTATTGCTGTACATAACCAAGATCCAGAAAAATATAATGTTGTTACTGGACCATATCCTAAGAAAACTATTGCATGGGAAAAGGTAACTACTGCAGTTAAATCTGGTAAGGCTGATGAGAATCCATTTGAGCTTGAAAACTATACAGCTGATTATGTTTTTAATCC